TTCATGAGGAATTTGATATTCCCTTATTTTATCTTTAATAAATTTTTTATTATGATTTAAAACATAAGATATTTCTGAATCTGGTCCAATTGTAAATTTTGGATTTTGATTTAAAATATAAAGAAATAACGTTGAACCACTTCTAGGAAGACTAGATAATGCTATAAAATTCATAATATTTTACTAAAACCTTTAATTTTTTCAAATTTTATAACACTTGAGAACTTATCCTCAAGTCCCGTTTTATGAGATATGACAAAAATATTTGCGTCTTTAATTACATACCGAATAATCTTAAGAAACTCATCAGTTCCAGCACTATCCAAAGAACTATCGAAAACTTCGTCAAAAATAATTAAGTTGCATGAAACAGAATTTTTAAGTTTAGCAACTTCCCTCCAAGCAAATAAGAGTGATAGATTAATTCTTGACTTTTCACCTTCACTAAAAGAACTATAAGAAAAATCTTCATGAATAGGTGATTGAACACTCTCATTAAATTCTTCATCAAGAGTAAAGTTAATGTAAAAATCCATCATTTGTAAATAACGATTAATCTGTTGATTAATCAAAGGAAGATACTTTTTAATGATTTTTGATTTTACACCACTATCTTTAAGAAGAGAATAAGCAAAGTCATGATAAGAAATTAATTCCTTTTTATTAGAAAATTCTTCAAACGTTTGATTCAATCCATTCTTATATTCTTCTAATTTTTCTTGTTCAGCACTTCGGTTTTCAAGTTGCTCGGTAATTGTTTGAATTTCAGATTCCAAATCTCGGATTTGTCTCTGATGTCCAGATACTCTTGTATTGTTCTGAGAAATTTCATGATTTAGATTAGTGATCTCTTTTGAAATTCGTAAAAAATGATTTTCTCGGATTTCTTCATCTTTAATTGCTTTTTGTAGTTCAGTATATCCACTTTGCAGTTCCTTTGCTTTAGATTCTGCTTCACTAATTCTATTTAATCGAAACTCTTCATCAATTTCTTGTGTGCAAGTAGGGCAAACCGTATTCTTAGTAAAAAACTTATGTTCTTCTGTAATTGTTGCTACTTTCTGTGAGATTTTACCTTTAAGATTTCCAAGTTTTTTAAGCTTTTCTTTTGCTCCCGAAACTTCCTCTAAATTTTTAGTTAAAGAAAAGATTTGTTCTTCTACTTCACCATTTTTGAGAATATAAGAATCACACTCTGTAAGAAGTTGCGTGATTGTTTTCTTTTTCTTTTCAATGTTCTCTTTACCGCGATTTTCAAGCTCTTCGATAAAATCTTTTTGCATTTGAACTTTCTCTTTTAAAGATTGCTTCTTTAAATCTAAAGTTTTAATTTGCTCTTTGAGTAAACGAATTTTATCTTTAATGATATTATTCATTGAAGAAAAGATTTTAATATCTAATAAATCTTCAATTACTTCTCTCCTGTGTGCAGAAGAGAGTTGCATAAAAGGAACAAAATTACTACTACCAATGATTACAATCTGAGTAAAAGATTTATAATTCATTTTTAGAACTGATTGTTCAAACCATTTCTGCTGATCTACAGCAGAAGAATTTTGATCTATAATAGAACCATTTTTATAGATCTCAAAAATGTTTGGTTTAATTCCGCGACGAACTTTATAATCAGATGTTCCGATTTTAAATTCAACTTCAACTAAACAATCCTTTTCATTGGTCGAATTAACAAGTTGAGGTTTATTAATTCCCCTAAACGATTTTCCAAAAAGAACGAAAGTTAGTGCATCAAGAAAAGAACTTTTACCATAACCATTTTTACCAACAATTAAAGTTGTATTTGATTTTTGAAAGTCAATTTCTGTAAAATGATTTCCAAATGAAAGAAAATTTTTAAATTTTATTTTTTCAAAATTAATCATATTAAATAAACTCAGTATCTTCTTTGTGAGGAGGAATTACAATGTCCTCCGATGTAAAAATTTTATAATCACATTCGTTAATCTCACACGCTCTTAAAACTGCCTTTTCTTCTACTTCCATCACATGCATCTTAGGATAATCATCTTCTTCTAATAACATAGCAAATCTATCAGCATCATCCTTTTCTTCAAAAATATAAAGAATATAATTACCCAATTCATCTACTCCAGCATAAGCACCTTCGTCTTCCTTTTCATAAATCGTGATGATATACATCATATCATCTCCAATGCTTGTTTGTATACTTCTTGAAGTATATTGGTTATAGTAGTTTTATCAAATTCACACTCACTTTCTTTAACATATCTTTGAAGAATGGAAAAAGTATCTTCAGATTCAAATGCCTCAAAATCTTCAGATTCTTGAATTTGAAAGTTTTCTACTATTTTAAGTTCAGAGATATTTGCAGTGTAAAGTTTATCAATAAAAAATTCAAATTTTTTTTGATTAGTTTTTTTGCGTACAATTACCCGAACAATTTTATTTTCATACTCACGAACATCAAAAGTTTGGTGTGGAGTATCCTCATAATAAATGTTGTAAAACATTCTATAAGGATTATCGATTGAAAAATGTTCTAGAGTTTCAGTATCAAAAATAGTGAATCCGCGAGAGTCATTTACATCATTCCAATAAATCTCATAAGGATTTCCAAGATAGTAAACTGTGCCATTATTAGAACGAGTGTGATAATGACCAGAAAATACTTTTTTGAAATTGCCGAAAATATCTGGATCCATACCACTATCCATAATATGACCCTTATAGGGTGCAAATCCGTTAAGTTCTAAATGCCCCATAGCAACTTTAGATTGCGTATTTTGAATCATTCTTAATGACTTTTCACTATTCTCAGAATTAATCCAAGGAAGTAAGAGAACATCCAAACCACCAACTTTAACTTCAGTTGGTTCGGAATAAGTTTTTATGTTTTGATATTCTGAGAGAAGTAATTCTGGAGAATTTACTTTATTGGAATTTTTAAAGTAACAATCATGATTACCAGTAATCATATGGACATCATATCGAGAAAGAGGTTCTAAAACAACTCTACGAGTCCAATTAAGTCCGGCAAAATCAATACTTTTACGACTATCAAAAGCATCTCCCATATGAATAACTGTTGTAATCCCATACTGTTCCAGCGTTGGGAAGAACACATTCTTATAGAAGAGTTCAAAATAATCTTGAAAAAGCTTTGACGACTTTCTGGCACAAAAGTGAGTATCCGTTAAAATTGCAATTTTCATTTTAAGTAATTAATAGCATTATAAAGAAGCGATAAATTATCATAAAAATGGACTAAACCTTTATTGCAATTATCGCAAAGCAATCCCCTAATTTTACCAGTTTTGTGATCATGATCAATTGATAAAAATGTTTTTGAAGAAGATTTTTCTGGGTTTAAGCATATAGCACAAACTCCATTTTGCTCTAATAGCATAGTATCATATTGCTCTACTGTCAACCCATACACTGAAATTTGCTGTTTTCTATTTCGTTTTTTCTTTTCTTCAGTTGTTAAAGAATGATATCTTTTTTTGTTAGATAAATTTACTTTTTCTCTATTTTTTTCAACCCATTCTTTCACACTGCCATTTTCAAATCTTCTTATTGAATTTTGCTTCGTGCAATTAACACAACCAGTCATAGAAGTATATCTTAAACTATTTCCACATTTCTTACAAGGTTTTCCTTGATAGAATTTTTCTCCATTTTCTGTTGCTATTTGTCTTGGGTGCATTTTCAATATTAAACTATAATAGTAATACTATTTAGAAATAATATTATTATAATTTAATATTTCATTTTAATATGAACACTTTCTTTAATACTGTTATAATCTGAATAATTTCCCCCGTCAATACCAGAGTCATCGGTAAACACCTCATCGAATCCGGTTCTTTCGAGAATTTTATTTTTAATTTCTAATTGCTTCTTTTCTTTACCTATTCTACGAATAAATGCGTAGTGAATAATTTGAGTAAAATAAGCAAACGGGTTTTGCGATTTTTCTGGATCAAAATTATGAAGATATTGAATACAATTTTCAATACCATCAGAAATCATATCATCTTTAAACATGTAATTTACAAAATTAGGTTTAAAGGATAAGTGAGTGGCAATTTTAAGAATACATTCACCAATATAATTGGGAATAGGTGGTTTATTCGGACTTGACCAATTCTTCAATTGCTCGTCGGAAATTCCGGGTATTTCTTTTTCTGCTGCATTTCTAACTTGTCTTCTATACTCTACAAGTGCTGCCAAGAATTCTTTGTTGTTCACATAATGAACTGATCTTTTTCTTTTTGTCATTACTGTGGTTGAAATCATAAGTGTTTCTGATTTAATATGTAGATATTATAACATTTTATCCGATATTAAACAACACTTGACAGACCTCTACGAATACGAGTAGAATAGGTTTGTTCCCGTTGAAGACAGGTTATAGGCTTAGATAATATTAGATATACTAAAGGAACTGTTTCCGAAGGAAACTATCCCGAAGGGATATATCATAGTTCTTTATAGATTTTTTCTAATAGTTTCTTAGCTTCATTTACATTTGATATGTATCCCATTTCACGAGATAATGGAGATTTATTATTTTTCAATCCACTAACTTTTCTCACATAAGATTCATGTAAGAAAATCATTTCCATATCTGTATTTTCAGTTATTGTTATAATATCCTCCATTTTTATCATAAACATATCTTCAGTTGTAGTTTTTAACCAAGGTTCTATCTTATATCCTTGTATTCCACCACGACCCTTATAATTTTCAACAATAATAGGATTAGTAAGAATCAAACTAATTTTATTGTTTTCATCGCAAGGAAGAACTCTTGCGAATATTTCTTCACCTGTTTTTAATTTGATTGAAGCATAAAAATCTTCTTCCATATTTACTTTAAATTAATTGGTATAATTTCATAATTAAAATCTTCTTCTGTGTATATTTTAACTCTTTCTATAAAATGATTTAGTGTGTAATTTTTTCTTGAACCATAAGTACAGTCATCAGAAATATCATAAAGTGTTGCTTTATCTTTATTGCTTCCCTTTCTTAATACTCTACCAATAGATTGAAGATTGCGAATTCTTGATTTACTTGGAGAAGCAAATATTACATTATGTAAGTTTTTGATTGAAATTCCAGTGCTAAAAACTCCATAAGAAGCAACAATAATTGCATTATTTTCTCTTTCGGTAATTTCTCTTACTTGTTCTCTTTCTTGAACATCTACTCCACCATGAACAAAAAATACTTTACGTTTATTATCACTTGCATTATTTATGAGTTCATATAAAGGTAATCCATGTGTTTCTACACGAGAAAATAAAACTAAAGTATTTCCTTTTAAATCTAATGCCACATTTTTTATGAGATTATTTCTTTTTTGATTGTTTATAATAAATTGAAT